CCCCTATCCTGACTGCCAAGAACGTGCCTGCTGACTTCACCATCGAAATGATGGCATCTTATATGATGGTTCGCATGCCAGAGACTGGTGAGAAGTCCCCAGAGCTTGACTGGACTCAGGTAGACTCTGCAGCAATACAGGAAGGCCAGAAGCAGCTTGAAGGCATCGAAAGACGCATTAGCACCTTCACTATTGACGCTAACGCATTGCGACCCGGTGCGCAAACGGCTACGCAGACATCAATAGAAAGCCAAGGCTCGAATGCAGCTCTGAGATCTTTTGCAGTTGCTCTGTCTGAGCATGTGCAAAACATTCTTGAAGTAATGATGAGCTACACGCTAGAGTCTGACAAAAAGATTAAAGGTTATATCGCTCCAGAGTTCAACTCAATGGAATCCGATAAAGAAATGCGAGTCCTTATGGAAATGCGACGAAACTTGGATCTGTCATCACTCAATATTGTTGATGCAGCTATCCAGCGCAAGCTACTTCCACCAGACTTCGATAAAGCAGCAAACGCAGAGGGCTTAATTAAAGAGCTTGATGAAATGCTCAAGTACGAGAGCGCAAAAGCATCCTTTAATAGTGCGCCAGAAACTGCGCCAACTAATATGCCGAACGACCTTAATGGAGATGTCCCTGACGGGCTTCTTGCTGGTAACGGAGAAGAGCAAATCACAGATAAACCACGGGACGCATAGTCCTGTGTTATAATTTCCACCCACGGAGCTATGGAGAAACTCTTCATACGCAAGGCGTAAACGAGAAAGGTAACTAACAATGAGCATTGATTTTAACGATCCAGAAGTACAACGAGCAATCCAAGAACGAGCAACAGAAGTAGCCCAAAGCATCATCTCTGACAAGTACGTTCCAGTCGAGGATATTAACGGTCTCAAGGCAAAAAATACAGAGCTTCTTGGAAAGATTGTAAAAAACAAGGAAAAGTATGGCGACCTGAATGAGAATGATTTGTCGGAATTAGTCCGAGTAAAGTCAGCTCGTGAGCATGATCAGTTTATTGACATGATTATGAATGGCAAGACTGCAGAAGCAAAAGCCTTGGCTACCGAGGGTGCAATCGCACCGTGGAAAGAAAAGGTAAGTGACTTCGAGGGCCAGTTCTCTGCTGCTCAATCAAGCATCTCAGAGAAAGATAAAGAAATTAAAGATCTGCATTCCAAAGTAACTGGTATGCAGAAGCGACAATTCCTGCGAGAGTTAACCTCCAAAGACGATTCATTTAAGAATGATCACTTTGAAGACTTCTACATGTTAAACCAAGGCAAGATTGACATCGACCAAGATTCAGGCGTTGTATACGCGCTAGATAATGGTGGCAAGAGTGTCCTTGATACCGATGGCAACAAAGTAGCCTACAGCGCATTCTACGACAAGCAGAAAGTATCAAACGGTCTGTTCTGGAACGGCGGTTCAGGTTCTGGCGCTAAAGGTTCAGGTGCCGGTGAAGGTGGCTTGGGTAACGATCCATCTAAGTGGACGCAAGAGCAAAAAATTGATTACATTCGAGAGAATGGCCCAGAGAAATTTGGCCAGATGCTTTCGTCAGCTAAGAAATAGCAGCGATAAAAAGGGGTGCATAAACACCCCTTTTTTTATATGTTATAATTACGGTATTACATTGGATCGCTAGGCGATCATAGAAATAAACAAATCGTCTAGTAATTTAAAAAAAGAAGGTACATATCATGGCTTTAATGTCTCCAGAATATAATGCAGAGTTTTACTCCGGTTGGCTCGAAGGTTTAGCACAAGAAGTTGATGTGTTTAACGAAAAATCTAACATGACCATCATGCTTGGTTCAGAAGTATACATCGGCTCTTTCTTCAAAGAAGCTGGTTATGACCGAATTGGTGATCTGATCTCTCGTCGGGATGTATCCGTAGATACTGCCGCCACCGATAGCCGTATGGCATTGATGGAATTGGTTGGTGTTGACTTGGCAAGCAAGATCGGCCCTGTCTTCGAAACTGATGAAAACTTTAAGCGTCGCGGTCGTTCAGTCGGCGAAATGGCTACCATTATTGGTCGTCAGGCAGCTGGTGATTACTTGAAGCGCGCTCTTGATCAAATCGTTTCTTCTTTGATTGGTACTACTGGTGTTGACGGTGTTCTTGTTGATGATACCGATAAAGCAACCGCTACTAACCACAAGCACCTGACTAAAGCAATGCGCTTGTTTGGTGATAAAGGCCGTAACTTGTCTGCTTACCTGATGAACTCAGAAGCTTTCTACGACCTCGTTGACGACAAATTAGATAACTTCGTTATCGATTCTGTTGCCGGTGTTCAAATCGTTTCTGGTGTTAACCAAGGCGCTCTGGGCAAGCCAATCATCGTTGCTGACATCGCAGGCCTGACCTACGACGAAGGCGCTGGTGAATTGCGCAACCGTGTATTCGGTCTGATGGCTGGTGCAGCTTCTGCTTTGCAGCGCGGTACTACTGAGATCGTTGTTAACCGTATCACTGGTAAAGAGAACTTAGGCTACCAGTACCAAGGCGAATACAACTACTTGATGAAAGTACTTGGTTACGCTTGGAACACCGCTTCAGGTATCAACCCTACTGACGCAGCCATCGCAACCNCAGCTAACTGGTCTCGTGTATTCGATGCCAAGTTGTGTGGTGCTTGCTTGGTCGTAACTGACGCAGCTAACTAAGATATTTAGATAGCTNAAAAATAGGATGCTTCGGCATCCTTTTTTTTATGTTAAAATAGACAGACTATAAACAGTAGGAGAAACCTATGAAAATCATTTTCTTTGTACAAAACGGCTTAACAAACGAAGAGCACATCCTTTACCGGCTAAAGCAAGAGCAGGTCGGTAATAAAGTTATCTTCTCAAACGGTAGTTTTAACTACGGATTTGAAGATTCTTGCGATAAGATTGTTTTGGCGTGTGAAAACAAGCGCATTGAATTATGGGCAGCAACAACCGGCATTCATCTTGAGAAGTTTGGCGTAGTTGAGCCATTGGCCAAGATAGAGAAGAAAGAATACGTCGTTGATCTTGAAGTTGAAGACATTGTAAACGCTCAACTTGCTAAAGCCACTATGGCATTAGTCAAGGAAGAAAAAAGAGAGCTTACTGTCGAAGATTTAAATAAGATTGAGCCGGGTATTTACTCAGACCCAGAAGGTAACATGTACGAGCGAAAGCGCGGTCCAAAAACAAAGTCAGATCTCATTTCAGCTATCAAGAAGTTTGGTATTGAAAGCCTAGTAAAAGAATAATCAACAAATAAACCCAGCTTCACATAAGTTGGCTGGGTTCAATTAATTAAATAAAGAGAGATTAAAAATGTCAAGAAAATACAAAGTAAGAGGCGCAGTCACTGATGTTTTTAGTTTTGAGGTCGATGACAACTTCTACAACTGGACTGCTGTAGCGTCATTCTACAGCGATGCTGCTTTCACAACCCCAGCAGTTCCAGAAGCCGGTACTGTAATTGTATCCGGTAGTATTCCGGGCGCTCAGTCAGCATCACCTTTTAATAACAGCCCAATCAATGCAACAGACACGGCAGCATACGCCAGTGCAGGATCTCCTCTTGAGTCTATCACTGTGTCTCTGGCTGGTATTACAGTTGCTACGCACGTTAAGATTACAGTTACAGCTACAGAGGGTTAGTAAATGACTCTCCCGGCAGCCAATCAAATTAAGACAGCACCAACTTCAACAAATGTACTTCCAGCAGCATACACGAATAGTTACGGACGGTAATGATGAGCGTACTACCACCAGCATATAGAGACAGGCATGACTTCTTTACTAAAATGAAGATAGTTTCATCATCTTCTGATTTATTTGGAGATCTTAGTAGTGATGTATTGTATTTTATTGATGGTCGTGTTGACATGGGGTCGTCAAGTATAATAGTGCCAGCTGGTGGGTTATCTATATCAGGGCACAGCTTTGATGTTTCTGTTTTATACTCAACAGAGCCAAACTACACAATGTTTGTATCTCCGGTAGGTGGCAGTGGAAGCTTACTAATGAAGGAAGTTGGTATCTCTGCATCCGGGGTAGGCTCAGAGGTATATGATATTTCTGGAAAAACCTCAAATGAAGCATTTGAAATGGTTCGAGTTTATTACACTAACTGTAGCTCACTAGGTACAGTAGATACTTACAGGCAAGGTCTTGAGAGCAACACAGGCAGGATTGGCGGGACGCCAACCCTGACCTTGAAGGGTACATGGTCTGGTGGGTATCGAATGGCTACAACTCTCGTAAGGGGTCTGGATGACGCAATGAATGCACCGCTATTCTCAGCAGGTGCTGGGTTTGTCATGCAGTCAAGATTCAGAACTGATACAAATACCGATCTAGGTGCGACAGCAAGCTTAAATGATTTCTCAGAAACAAATTTTCCGAATTCGTCAACTTTGCAATATGTTAACTCTCAAGTTACTAGAAATGGTGCTCAGAATTCAGATGACGTAACTCTAATGCCAAACATAAATCATACGAATCTACCTTGCTTCTTCTCTGGAAATCAAGGAGTAAGAAACACATTTGTAGGCGGTAGATCAACTATTACGACTGCTTCCATAACAACTATGCCTGCAACAATAGGGCAGAAAGTTGACTTGAATGGAGTATTTACAGAAAATGATATGCAGCACTTTGATTCACCATCAAATGGTCAACTTAGGCACTTGGGTTCAGACCCGCGAGAGTACACTATCTTTTCCAATATACTCCTAGAGGGTACTGCAAACGACGAGGTTAAGCTCTACGTTACTAAGTGGGATGACAGCTTATCTTCTTTTGTGGAAATCGGTGGGCAGCAAAGAACAATAAATAACATTGCCGGTAACAGGGATATTGGTTTTTTTAACCTACAGGTTAATGTTATTCTTGATCAGAACGATTACATTAAAATGCAAATCGCAAACTTAACAAGTTCTGACGATGTAACCGCTGAAATTGACGGATACTTTATAGTTGGCGGACGATAGCTGTAAATTTAAAATCAATTCTCTCACCATGCTATAATGGTCATATCTATTAAACGGTATGGCTTTTATGGCTACTGAATCATATACAGACTTCGATGTAATATCCACTGTCGGAGCTACTGCTAACTCCTACGCATCCGTTGCGTACACTAAGTCTTTGTGGTCTTTAGATCAGTTCAAAAAAGACTACACATTTACCGACGAAGACATCGGTCGAGCCGTCATATCTGCAACAAAGGCATTCGATAAAGCTTACTGGGATAAATATCTCGGTACTATGTACAGCGACGATTATGCGCTGTTCTTTCCTAGAACTGGAATATACGACTCCCGTAAAGTAGCGATAACTGACTACACTGTATTCCCATCTGAATTAATTGAAGCCACAGCTACTCAGGCTTATTACTTGGCATCTTCAAATAGAAATGCAGAGATTGACCCTTCCCTCGTTAAGCAAATGAAAATGGATGGCCTTGGTTCTAAAGAATACTTCAGTGTAGGCTCTCAGCTAAACGCCAAAAAGAACATTATCGCAGAGGAAGCTTCACTGATAATTGCTCCATACATATTATCATCCGGTGGAAAATATTCCTCCCTTTTCTTGAGAGGCTGAATATATGGGCGCACTTACTGATTTTAATAAACTGTTTGATGAATTTCAAGCAGATGAGTTTTTTAAAGATGCGCTGCATACTCTTTCATGGACTGAATCCGTGAGTGGCGGTATAGATAGAATAACTGGCATACAAACCACCACCGATACGGTCTACTCTGCAGATTCATTCCTGCTGAGCCCGTCAAAGTCAGAGCGTCCATCTGCTCAGATATTTAGAGATATTCAGGCTGGTGATATTGTAGTTGTATCTCAAATAACAGAAATGATAAAGAAGCCAAAACTAAATTCAATAATGACATTTGACTCAGAAGATTTTACTGTTAAAGAGATTGTATCTGACTCCGTTGGCGTTACATGGAAATTCCTTCTAAGGAACTAGAATGATTAAGATAGATACAAAAGAGATGGATTTAATGATGGATGATTTCATAGATCTTGTAGATGAAGACATTCAAAAGGTTGCTAGCGTTGCATCAAGGTACGCTGTATACGCCTCACCGGTTCGTAGCGGACTGTTTAAAGCTAACTGGAACGCTTCTATAGATAAAGAGTATAACGGTCAGGTAAGCAACTCTGGAGACCCTAGCGGGGCTTCTGCATTGGGTGAAATGATCTCCAATATAACCAAGTTCACATTAAAGAAAGATTCTGAAATATTTATTCAAAACAACGTATCAAACGAAGATGCGTTCTACGCCGAGACTGTATCTTTCGATGAGTCTGGTGATACTGCAGATAAGCTTGTTAGCAAGGCTGTGACCACGGCATCAGAGGCGATCAGATAATGGCTCTTACTTATAATGAAGATTTAACAGCCATGTTTGTTCAGGGTTTTTCTGAGCCGGTGATAACTAAATTTGTAGATGGTTATTATAATGGCGCAACAGACCAAGGTAGCACTTTCATAGATATGTCCACTTTTACACCCGGACAATCTCAACCGACAGACGCTTACTGGATGAGCTTTCAGGTTACCGAGTCATTTACATTTAATGACTCAATAATGGATGGAGTGACTAAAAATAAAAGATTAGTTGTCTTCGTTGATTTCTCAATATTCTGGCCAGAAGAGCTATCAAAGAAATATTTAAACACGACTATTGAGCCAACACTGGACTCAATCTTTCTAAATGCATCATACAGAGGAGCTGATGGCTCTGAAGTATACAGCCAGCAAGATCAGCCAAAGGATGTCACAGCCGTTGTTAGGGCTACAGGGACGAATAAATGGAACAGAAAGGATATTACCTACTCATTCGTAGTAAGGTATATATGATATAATGACAACACTATATTGATTTCTCATTAACAGAATAAGGTACAATTATGTCAAGCATTCAAGGTAACGCGGTCAGCTACTGGGCTGTAAAGCAAGTCAGTCCATCATCTGGTGTCCCCGTGACACCAGCTTGGAGTAATTTGCGAAGAACTTCAGGCGATATTGATATTGCCAAAAGTTTNACTCAATCATCCGAAGTTGACGTAACTCGTCAGCCCGGCTTTAACGTAATCACCAGCTCAGAGGTCTCTGGATCTGTAGAGCGAGAATTATCCGTCTCTGATCCCGGCCTGCTTACTCTTGTAGAAGCCGCAATGCAGAATTCAGTATATGCTGAAATTAATTCAACCGGCTCAACCACATTTGCTAACTCAGGTGCAACCATTACCCAGACTGGTGCTTTTGCAGCAGCAGTTGTTGGTCAGTACTTCGTACCATTTGATTCGGCACTGAACGAGCGTGTATTCACCATTACAGCCGTAACCAGTGATGACGAAGTTGTTGTTTCTCCTGCGCCTGTAGATGAAACCATTTCAGCTACCGTTGTTGGCAAGTCTGTCCGTAACTCTAACGTACCTGTCGGTCTTGCTGTTCAGAAGCGAATCCCTACAGACTCAGGCATTGTCTACAAGACCTTTGAAGGCTGCCAGATTGGATCTATGAGCCTTTCAATCACTTCTGGTTCAATTGTAACAATGAACTACGACATGATGGGCCTTGGTCAGGTTGCTGGAATCACTCAGATCGCCGGAGCTTCAGATAACGCTGTAAACGCAAGCCGGGTAAGTGGATCAGTTAAGGATGTTGTTGAATTCTTCATCGACGGAACCCCACAGACCCCAGCTGATGTTTGCTACACTGACTTCACATTCTCTCTTGATAACGGCTCTCAAAGCAATGCGGCAATTGGTAAAGAGGGTGCTTGTTCAATCTCTTTCGGCCCAGCAGCTATCACAGGTACTTTGACCTCTTACGTTGACGGCACTAGCACAACTACTGCTCAGTCTGAGATTACAAAAAGAGACAACGAGACTTTGTTTGGTTTGGGTGCAGTATTGAAAGATGCTGACGGTAACTACTTGGTTGTGAGCGTCCCATCTGCTCAGTACACTGAAGTAAGCCAGTCCGATACTGCTAACGGTGACGTACTTAAAAACACCGGAACT